GTTGACACACCGCTAAATGTTGTAGCGTAAACTGTAGCAAATACGGATCCTGATGCACCAATGTTGATGTTGTTGTTAGTACTTGCAGCGATTGTACCGCTAACTGTCAAGCCAGTCAATGTACCAACGCTTGTTACGTTAGTTTGTGCGGCTGTTTGTAGCGTACCGGTTAATGTAGTACTGCTACTAGCACCAATGCTTGTTACACCACCTAGGGTTGTAATATTTGGTTGACTTGCTGTAGCGAGAGTACCAGTAATAGTACCAGTTACGTTTAATGCGCCACCAATATAAGTAGCACCAGCAATACCAGCACCACCAGCAACTACTAAGGCGCCAGTTGTTGTACTTGTACTTGTTGTTGTGTTTGCTAATGTTAATTCGCCTGATTTAACTTTATCCCAGATTAATCCAGTATCGGACCAGTTAACTGATCCAGCTGGTTCTGTTTTAACGTTACTAAAGAAACCCCAGTAATTATTTTGATAACTACGAACAACGCCAGTATGTGCATATACGTTAGCTGGTCCGCCTATGAAGTGGCTGTACATACCAATATCAAAAGTATACGGATATAGGTTACCTGTCAGGTATACTAATGGAGCAGTGACATTCAATTGACTGGAAGAAATTGTATTTAAACTTGCAGCGTTAATATTTCCAAATACGTTTAAGTCTCCGCCCACTCCAACACCACCAGTGACAACCAACGCACCAGAAGATGAACCAGTACTTGCTGTAGCATTAGTAATGCTTGTAACACCAGTTACGCCTAATGTATTATTAACCTGTGTTGCACCACTTGCTGTAATTGCGGCAGCTGTTAATGTACCAGTAACAGTTGGACTTGCACTGAATACAAAGTTGCCTGTACCAGTTGCGCCAGTTGCTGTTACGCCTTCAATTGTTGCGTGGCCTGTGATTGTTGGACTAGCATCAAGTACCATTTTACCAGTACCAGTTACTGAGTTAGTTAAAGTAACACCGCCATAAGTTAATGCAGAACTTAATGTAGTTGCGCCAGTTACGTTTAATACACCACCAACGTATGCGGCGCCAGCAATACCAACACCACCTGCTACTTGTAATGCGCCTGTTGTACTACTTGTAGAAACTGTTGTAGGTAAAATACTAATGTTGCCGGCACTTGCCCAGGCAACTTGTACTTTAGAACCAGTAGAACCAGAATAGAAGCGTAATACGTCGTCGCCTGCACCGGCACTTGCTTCAGCAGTAATAGTAGCGTAACCGTCAACCGACTTAACGCCACCCAGGCTTGACCAAGCAGAACCTGCACCATAACCTTCATATGAGCTGATATCGCTGTTATAACGAATCATACCTAACTGTACGTTAGCTGATCCCGGACGTTGTGCGTTTGTACCAGCTGGAATTTTTAAATAAGCTGTGCCCGTTGAGTGTATATTACCACCGTGAAACGCATCACCGGTGATACCCATACCACCAGTGACTAAGAATGTACCAGTTGTAGTACTTAAACTACCAATGCCAGCGTTAGCCGATAACTGTCCGTAAACTGCTTCAGTACCTGTAACAATTTCATTAATAAATGTTGTTACTGTACCTGTTGTAGTAATGTTACCTGTTGTAGTGATACCGCCTGATGCTGCATCAATTGTTAGTGGTCCAATTTGTAGACCATTTTGTACTATAAAATTTCCGTTTGCCATTTTGTTTCTTTCCCCGGTTCCATATTCCCCGATAAGGTGTTAAGCTAATGTGGACCACCCACATTAGCTTATGTTGCTATTAAATTGCCTGATACTGTTTGTTCATTCTCAAGATTGTATTGGCGTTGGTCACATTTGCTTGGAAGTTTACACTACCGCCACTTACTGTTCCGCCGAATGTTGCTAGTGTATTACCACTTGTACTTGTAATAGCATACGGTGTTACATAAGCATTTGTGCCGTCTGTAACTACTAATACTTTGGCAATCTGGCGAATGTTTGTGCCCTGGATTGTCGCTGTTACAGTATATTCTGATGAACTGTATGTGTTAGCAAAGAAGCTATCAACTGTTGTTGCCACGCTTGCAGTAGCTACAGTTACGTTTGGATTACTATTAACAATAGCACCAGTTGGTGTGTATGTTGAAATTACATTTAACTGGCTAGTACCAGTTGTAATTTGAACACCACTTGAGCTTACTAGTACTGAGTTATAACCAGTTGAGTCACTTAAACTTGTAACTGTTACAGTTGTTGTTAGTGAACGTACATCAATGATATCGCCGGAAGCAGGAGCTTCTGTAAATGTTAATGTTGTTCCACTTACACCGTATGCTAGTGTTGGGATCTGTACCACACCGTTAATACTTACAATAGTTGACGCAGCAGTTTGAGCTGTGTTCAATGTAAATGCTACAGTTGATCCATCGCCGTTAAACTGTTGATCAGCAATAACGGTAAACGCTGTTGTTGGACTAAACCATGTTGTACCGTTATACCACTCAACTGCATTGGTTGTTGTACTGAAACGTAACATACCAGCTACGTCTATACCGCCAGTACTACTTGGACGGTTAGCGTTTGAACCAACTGGTATTAATATTGAATCTGTGCTGTTAATTTGTAACTTGGCACCACGAACCAATGTACTAGTTGTTGCAGATCCACCAATCAATACTTGATCGTATGTTGAACTTGGACGAGCCCATACCAATGAACTGTCACTTGCACCTTTAACAATATGATCGTAACCAGCAGTTTGGCTAGTATTGAATATACTTGCACCAGACACGATAGCATTACCACCTACGTAAATGTTACCAGTTACACCAGCACCACCAGTTACTTGTAATGCACCAGTTGTTGTGCTTGTACTTGATGATCCACTTAAAGCAGAAACTGTACCACATGCAGTAAATGTACTGTTTGTTTGTACTGTTGTGAATGTAGCAGAACCCGGTGCTACGTTACCAATTACACTTGCTTGTAACCCACCCACTGTTGCTGTGGATATGGTTGTTGCACCGCCAATGTTTACTGCACCACTAATACCAGCACCGCCAACTACTACCAACGCACCAGTTGTTGTGGTTGTACTTGCTGTTCCGCTTGCAGCAACTAAGTTACCGCTTGCAGTAAATGTACTGTTTGTTTGTAATGTTGTGAACGTAGCAGATCCTGGTGTTACGTTACCAATTACACTTGCTTGTAAACCACCAGTTGTTGTAGTACCTGCTGTTACGGTTGTAAATGCACCAGTACTTGCTGTAGTTGCACCAATCGGTGTTGCCTGTATTCCGCCTGCATAAATTTGACCAGTAACCCCTACACCACCGTTAACTGTTATTGCGCCAGTTGTTGTGCTTGTACTTGCGGCACCACCACTAGCTACAATATTAGAGAAGAAAGTAGGCACGCCAGTTACTGATAAAGCTCCGCCAATATTTACGTTACCGGCAATACCAACTCCGCCCGATACAACCAACGCACCAGTTAATGTTCCTGTGCTTGCTGTGTTTGCTAGAATTGTTACTGTGCCAGCTGGATTAATTGTTAGTGCGCTTACTGCAACGTTTGAATTTAACGGTGTAGTATTAAGGCTAATTATAGAACCTTGTGCAGTATCAGTATAGTTCTGTGCGGCTGAAACTACCAAACCAGTTGAAGTATTTGGACTGTTAAGTAAATATCCTGTTGTGCCGTATCCGCGACCAACAAACGCAGCTAATATTGCTCCGTTTTGAACTGCGGTTGGTGTTGTACTTGTTCCTGCTGCACTACGTAGGATTAAGAGTGACGAAATACCTGTTCCAAAACTATCTAAAGTAATTTTGCCAGTGTTACCAGTCTTAGCAGATATATGAACAACCGATGTACTGTTTTGCGGAACGTCAACGTTTTGGTTAATTTCTAAAGTTGTTACTGCACTAGCAGCCGCAGTTCCTAGACCAAGTAATAAGTTACCAGTAATTTGATGTAGGGCTGTGTTATTACCAATATTAATGTTACCAGTCACGCCCATGCCGCCTGTTACAACCAATGCGCCGGTTGTAGTGCTCACACTACCTGTACCACTTGCAGCAACCAAGTTACCATTGTGTACTGTTACACCGCTTGTAGTTAATGTGTTTAGACCAGTTGTACCACTAGCACTTAATGTTGTAAATGCACCAGTACTTGGAGTAAATGCGCCAACCGGAGTATTATCAACACGACCACCTGTGATTACTGCATTGGCTGTACTGAAGTTGGTACCTTGTAATGTTGTAAAGCTACCACTTGAATCACCAGTAATACTACCACCTGTAATTACTGCGTTACCAGAACTAAAGTTGGTTGCTACTAATGTTGTTACAGCACCGGCAGTAATTGTAGCGTTAGCCAATGAACTAATGTAGCCACCTGCAATTACAGCATTACCTGTTGAGAAGTTTGTGGCAACCGCTGTAGCCAATGTAGCTTGTGTACTTGATGATAGTGTTGTAAATGCGCCAGTTGACGCTGTAGTTGCACCAACTGGAGTAGCATTTAAACTACCACCTGTGATTACTGCATTGCCGGAAGCAAAGTTTGTGGCTGTTTCTGTTGTTACGTTCAATGCTGTTAGACCACTGATTGTACCGCCAGTAATTACTGCGTTGGCTGTGGCAAAGTTTGTAGCTGTTTCTGTTGTTACGTTCAATGCTGTTAGGCCACTGATTGTACCACCTGTAATTTGAGCATTAGCTGTACTAAAGTTGGTACCTTGTAATGTAGAGAAGTTACCAGTTGCTGGAGTTACGTTACCGATTATGGTGTTATTTAAACTACCAAACACACCAGCAGTAGCATTAACTGTTCCACTAAAGCCAGCGCCACCAACTACTACTAATGCACCAGTTGATGTTGATGAACTTGCTGTACCAGAGTTGGCAACCAAGTTACCTGCAACAATTTCAATTCCGCCAACTAATTCAGTTGTAGTATTGATGTATGTTAATGTTCCAGACACTTTCAAGTTACCACCAACGTTCACGTCACCGGCAATACCAACACCACCGTTGACTACTAATGCGCCGGTGTTGGTTGTGGTACTTGCTGTTGTAGCTGCTGCTACTACGTTACCTGTTGCAATGACTGTTGAACTTGCTGTTACTGTTGTAAATGCACCAGTACTTGCTGTAGTTGCACCAATTGGTGTTGAGTTTAAACTGCCGCCTGTGATTACTGCGTTACCAGAAGCAAAGTTTGTAGCTGTTTCTGTTGTTACATTTAATGCTGTTAAGCCAGAAATAGTGCCGCCTGTAATTACTGCATTAGCTGTACTGAAGTTGGTACCTTGCAATGTTGTAAAGTTACCACTTGCATCACCAGTAATACTACCACCAGTAATTACTGCGTTACCAGAACTAAAGTTGGTTGCTACCAATGTTGTAGCTTGCAGGCCTGTAAATGTTGGACTTGCTGTTGTACGTAAGTCTTGTGGAGTAGCAATGTTGGCATACTCTGTACCTACTGTGACTGTTACACCATATGTACCAGCTAGACTTAATGTTGATCCACCTGTAACAGCGGCTGTACCACTTGTACCGTTTAATGTAAATCCTGTGTTGATTGCAGCTGATGTCAATGTACTAATACGACCGTATGCATCTGTAGTAATAACAGGAACACTAGTTGAGCTACCAACTGTTGTTGCACCAGGGCCTGTTGCAGTTAATGTAACTGCTGTGCCACTAATAGATAAGTTACCAGCGCCAGTAGATGTTGACAATACACGTGTGCCGTTATCAAATACTGAACCAGCATATACAGCACCAGCAATACCGGCACCGCCTGCTACTGTTAAAGCACCAGTAGTTGTGCTAGTAGAAGCAGTTGTAGTTTTAAGTAATAAACGTGAGCTACCGCCGTTGTACTGGAAGCGACCAACTTCGTTTGCTGAACCTTGTCCGTTTATTGAAAATACCACATCGGCCTGTTGGCTTGTAGAAATTAACAAGTTACCGTTTGTACTTGTTGTACCGTTAACGTATAAGTAACCGTCTAGTGGATAATTTAGTTCGTTGCCAGCGCCGCCGACAAAACCAGAACTGTTAATACCCATATCGATATAACCAGCAGTTGCAGTACCGGCGTCTGCTGTGGCAACATAGTCTGTTGATGCGTTTGCACCGCTGTTAATGTTTTGATGATTAACTTGAGCGTAGCCGTTAAAGTTAGTAGACGCTTGTAGTACTGTCTGCGGCTGGATAACATAGCCAGAACTAATACCAGCAAACAATGCGCCAAAGCCAGCAGCGTTACCAAAGAACTGAGCAGAGTTACCACTAATTGTACTAATTGCATTTGGTGTAAAGTTAATGTTACCACCAACCCATAAGTTACCAGAAATATAAGCACCACCAGATGTTACTTGCAACGCACCTGTGTTTGGACCTGTTGTTGGGATAGCATCTGTAAATGCAGCAAGGCCAGCAACGTTTAAGTTACCACTGATACCGGTGCCACCAACTACTACCAATGCACCAGTAATTGAGTTTGTACTTGTTGTGCCAGACGCAGCTACTACGTTACCGTTGTGTGTTGTTACACCGCTTGTTGATAATGTAGTAAATGCACCAGTTGAAGCAGTAGTTGCACCAATTGGTGTTGAGTTTAAACTACCACCTGTGACCACAGCATTAGCTGTACTAAAGTTGGTACCTTGTAATGTAGAGAAGTTACCTGTACTGGCTGTAGTAGCACCAATCGGTGTTGAATTTAAACTACCGCCTGTGATTACTGCGTTGGCTGTACTAAAGTTAGTTACTACGCCTGTTGTAATAGTAGCATTAGCTAATGCACTAATGTAACCGCCGGCAATAACTGCATTACCTGTACTGAATGCAGTACCTTGTAATGTTGTAAAGTTACCTGTACTTGATGTAATAACATCGTTTGTAATTGAGCCACCGCTTAGTACTGCGTTGGCTGTTGAAAAGTTTGTAGCATATAATGTTGAGAAATAACCAGTTGAGCCACTAATTGGTGTACCAGTAATTCCACCTGCTGTTAAGTTGTTGGTAATGCTGGCAGAAACCATTGTTGCATTACCAGTTTTTAAGTTAGCAAAACCAACTGATGTTAACCCAGTTAAGGCATTGCCTGTTGTAGATGTTGCAATAGATTCAAACGCTTGATCGTTTTCTACCCATACCCATGCAGTATTAACCGCACCGTAAGGTCCCAAGCTAGATAAGTTACGATTAACTAAAATACCAATGTCGTATCCAGCAACACTACCGGTATAGCCGTTGTTGAAAACAACCAACGGATCTTGAACGTATGTATTAACCGAGTTAATGGAACTTGTGTTACCACTAATCGACAAGTTACCAATAATAGTAACGTTTGAATTCAATGTTAGTGTTGGGGCAAAGTTAGTACCAACTAACGTGCCACTAGCAAGTTTTGCCGACTGGATCGTTCCGTCAGTGATCTGGTTATTCTTAATTCTTGTTATATTTCCACTCATGGTAAGCGATCCTTTGGTTATTTTTTTAGTAGCTTATTGTTATTTATCGTGGCCGTGAGAAAATAGTCCTAGCTAGGTGTTTTTGCGGAGGACTTGGGAAGGTTAAATTGCTGTCGTTAGTATAAAATTATACTAAGAGAAGTTGATATTAATATTTATAGATTAAATTAATAACCGCCGGTTAATGCTGTTCTTTTCCAGGTATTTGTGGCTGTACAAACATAGATATAATTGGCATCCCAGCATATCTGCCCTACTGTGCCCGGTGCGTTGCTTGCTTTTGTTGTTTGTGGTGCTACAAATAATCCTGTTACTGTAACATTGCCGGTTACAGACAAATCTTGTGCTAAAGTATTATTAATAGTTACCGACGCACCTAAGAAACGAATATCAACAATGTCTGTGGTCAACGGAACTTCAGTAAATGTAATTTGATTGCCGGCGACAGAGTATGCTGTGTTTGGTGCTTGTAAGGTACCGTTGATACTAACAATTATACCAATGGTAGTTGATGCTTGAGTTAGCGTAAATGTAGAGCTTGTGCCATCAGGAGTAATCTGTTGATCTGTTATTGTATTGGTAACAGGAACCCACACACTACCTTCAAAATATTCTATTGCAGGAGTATCGGTGTTGAAGCGCAACATTCCATTATATCCAGATGGACGCTGTATAGTATTCCCAGTGGGAAGTTGTATTGCACCGGTACTATTAAATGTAATAACATTTCCTGTGTTGCCACTGATATAATCTGTGTGTACGTTGCCGTAAACAGTCGATATAACATTGCCAGGGTATAGGTTTCCTGCATAGATTGGCAAGTATGCAGCTACTTGTGTGTTGCCATACTGCGGAGCTAGTGCATTAATACCGTTGGCCCAGAATAATCCGCCCACAGTTGAAATATTTGCAAAGGTGGCTTGTGTACCAATGATGTTACCATAGACTGTTGCTATTACATTACTTGCACTCAGATTACCAGTGGATGGATTAGCAGTAATGGTTGATGATGTATAATGCGCTAAATTTCCAGTAGTAGCATTAAACAATGCCGGATAGAATGTAGCATTAGTACTCGAGACAGCCACGTTACTATAATAAGCCACGTTTGCTGTGCCAACTGTTCCTGTTATAACAGGGGCAACGTTACTGATACCAATGGCACCAGAATAAATTGCGCCAACAATAAAAATACTTTTGCCAGCAACACCGTTCACTGAGGTTGGTATAATGTCCGGGAATGTTAATACACCGGAGTCGTAGTCAAAGAACCATTCGTCGTCGTTGCCTGTGCCGTCTGGGAATAGCTGTGTACCAGTTGACTGAGGAGTTGACGAACTAGAACTATCCCAATATACTTTAACCTGGTATGTTGGCCCAAAGCTAGGATCAACCCAGTTGGTAATTCCTGTTTTCCAAGTTTGGTATGCAGGACTTGTTGCATCGTTTGTTGTCTTGATTGTGTTTGCACTGGCATCATTATATACTGTAACTACCCCGGCAGTTGATCCAGGTTGTGTAGCAGGTATGTTTGCACTCTGCACCCAAATCGTATCGCCACGCAATGTTAGCGGACTAGGAATACTTTCGTTACTAGGTGATTTCACAGAGGCGTTGGCTGTTGTAGTTACAGCATAACCTATTTTCTTAAAGAGATAGTCAACTTGGTTGGCTTGTGAAATTGGCATATTAGTTAGTTGGAGTTGATATGCTTAACGCTGTCAACGACTGTCCCGATGTTAATTTAATTCTTACATATATCTCATTGCTGGTTGAACTAGAACTACTTGCTGTACCAAAGGTTCCAGTTAAACTATAACTGCCAGAAGAGTTTAGTGTTGCTGTGCCACCTACTGCACACCCAGCAGAACCATTGCCGCCTGTTCCTGTTCCCGGTACGCCTGCGCCAGCGTATGCTGATGCCATGGTTAACCAACCCTTGGTTGGTGTTGCATAACTAGCATCAGTTACTCCAGGCAATGCAATCCATAGTCCAGCTAAAGCACCAGTATAAATAATATTAAATTTGCTTACAGTTGTTCTCTGAAACTTAAATGTAAAATATTGTGCAGATCCTTGTGTACTCAGATTAGGACCAACTGGTAAGTATCCTGTTGAATAGTTTGTCTGATCAAATTGTAATTTGTTAGCAACCACTGTAGAATCGGTTGTGTAGAACAGCCCAGTCTGGCTATTAAATGCCGACTCACTTCCTGTGTAAACAGGATTGTCTGTGGCTGTACCAGCATCGGGATTTACTATACGCAATCCACTAGTACTATATCCGCCGCCCAACGATCCGCTAACAGGAATTGCAGTTTCTTCTACTGTATTGCTAGTTCCATTTTTATAAAGAATAGTTACCCCAGGCGATACAATAGTTGAGTTTACCAAGTAGCTATTATTAACTGTTACCTGTGGTCCAACTAAACTTGAACCAAATCCAGTTGTTACAATATTTGCAGTTGTTTGGAAATATGTACTTCCAGATCCAACATATAAATTTCTTGCCAATGGTGTAGTGATGCTGGCAGCTGTATAAGTAACGCTTGCAGGAACCTGGAATGCACCACTTGCAATGCCAGTGGACAGGTATGTTGAATTAGGATATGTGTCGCCACTCAGAGCCGACACATTACCTTTGATAGTGAACTGAGCAGAACTAGTAAACATTGGTATAGTACTTGAATAGATAACCGAGTTGGTAGTTAGTGCCACACTGGTATTACTAAATGTTGGATATCCCGGATTGGCTAGATCTGTGTACCAAGACACAGAGTTTGTATTTGCAGTTACACCAGAATCACCAATTGTTATTCTACTCCATCCACTCGGAACTGTTCCTGTGGCTTGTGCGCTGAATACAGTCCAGAAGCCCGCGGTCACCGTTGATACTACTGCGTGGTAATCTTCTACGTTGTACACATAAAGATTGCCATTGGTTGTATTTGAATTACTACCTGTCAAGACTACGGTACCTTGCGGCACACCATTTAGATATGCTGTTACGGTGCCTAGACTACCGGGGCCAACGTTGGTGATACTAGTAGTGGCATAGGTTGCCGAACGAACAACTGAAACAGCCGTTCCGCCTGCAACACTCAGATTGGCCCAGCCACTATTATCTGTTTGTGCAAAGTTGCACATCAATGCAGAAGTAGTGGCACTTGATATTGCGATTGTTTGGTTACTTGGAAAGTTAGGAGGACTAGGCGGAACTAATTTTCCTAGTACATAATTTAATTGTGCCAATGCATTGGTTACTGTGGTTGCGCTGGTTAGTGTTACTGCATTACTTACAAAACTTTGTACTGTATTAGCACCAAGGGTAATTAAGTTTCCGCTGAGACCAGTTGCCGAAATGATGCTTGATATATTAGACCAAGTTAAGTTGCCGCCGCCATCAGTTGTTAAAACATAATCAAGGCTTCCGCCAGTGATGACAACGTTTGTTGTTGATCCTAAATTAATTTTGCCAGTGTTGCTGGTAATGGTGTTGCCAGTGATTAAAAGATTTGCAAGACGTGCTGTACCCGGTGCATCAAGTGCATACGCAGGACTTGAGTTATTGATACCGACGTAACGATTGTTTACATCAAAGTATGCAAGGTTAGCATCGATTGCAAGATTAACACCCTGGCGTTCCAGGTTGCTAAACAGCATCGGTCCATTAATCTTACCAATTGCCATTTAATGGTCCTTAGGCAGCAACGTTTGTGCTGTTGATATTGTGTATAATTACAATCGAGTTTGGATTCACACCGGGAGCAGGCGGTGGGCTTGTAAATGTAATTGCTAGGCCGCTTACTGTATAGTTAGTAGTTGGAATTTGATATACTCCGCCAATGAATACTGCCACTGCGGTTGTATCAGTTTCGCTTTGTGTCATTGCAAATGTTTGAGTTGACCCGTCACCAGTTAAGTTATCAACAACAAGTTGAACACTACCAATCTTAGCTACCTGGCTCCATGCATTGTTGTAAAAAAATTCAATACGGCTAGTAGACTGATTAAATCTCAATAGTCCGCTTGCAGGTGCATCACCAAAGCTACTACTTGGAACGATTGGAAGTTGTACCGCAAAATTTTGATTATCGTGTACTGTAGGATTTTTAAGAAATCTTGCCATTATTAAATTCCAATTGAACTTACTGTTGCTGAGATTGCGTTGGCGTTACTACAGTTGGCCATAACTGCATCACCAATTGTTCCTAGAATAAATTTTTCAGCATAAACAATTTGTGTGTTGTATGCGGTTAAACTTACGTTTGAATAAATGATTGTTGTAGAGTTGGCTACACTACCGGCTGGCACTATGTAAATATTTGCCACCTGTGTGTTAGGTGTAAAGTTGCATAGGTGAATTGTTGTAATTGCACTTGTGCCAGTTGAACTTTGGTTAACAAAAATGTTTGCCGCTGTTGTAGTTAATGTGGTGTTTTGAATTGCCATTTAATGATCCTATCCGAATACGATGCTGTATGCTACTGCTTTAGCTTTTGTTACTAGCTCTGCACCAGTAGATTGTGTGTTAGTTACATATACACCAGATCCGCCACTGCCTGCGGTATTTGCAAAAATTTGCACACTACCATGTGTACTATCTGTGTATAATGTTGTGCCGGTAATATTTAAGTTAGCCGAGGAAGGCGCTGACAGAACTAAATTTCCAAACGTTGTTCCATTGCTAGTAACTTGCCATGACTTAACTGACTCGTTCCATAACAATGATACATTTGCCTGTGTTCCGCGGTCAACTGTAATACCAGCATTTAATGTTGGTTCTACGTTAGGGCTTAGTCCAGAATTTAGTGTAATGATATTATCATATATCGAAGTATTAGTACTTTCAATAATAGATGTGTTACCGGTTACGATCAGATTACCGTTAACTGTCATTAGAGGAACGTTAACTGTATACGAATCTGGAATATTTTTTATTGTAGCCATTCTATTAAACCTTAATTTAGTAGTATTTATGCTTGGCGCAAGATCGTGTTTTCAATAAAAAACCCGCCGAAGCGGGTTTTTAGTAGAGCTTAAATTAATTAAGCACTTTGTACTTGAACAAATAATGCGTCCGGTGTAGCTAAACGATAACGGAACTTGTTAGGGAATCCAGAACCGTCGTTGCCAAAATCGTAAGCAAACTTGTTAGTAATACGGCAAGCGTATGTACTATTAGTAATAGATACCAAGTTTTGCGCAGCTACGTTACCAGATACTGCAATAGTTACGTTACTTGCAGTATTAATTGCTGTAACTTGAGCAACACCAGCAGTACCAGTGAAACCAATGATATAATCACCAACACGCGGAGTTGTAACAGGACCAACTGGAGTCGATGTCCAAGTTACGTATGTACTTGTTGCTCCACCAGCAACGTTAGCAGAAGCAACGTTAGCAGAAGCGGTAGATAAGTTGATTAAAACATTCATCTGACCAGCAGCTAAGTTAGGGTTGTTAACTAATGTGCATTTGCCTGTTAAGGTACCATCGGTTACTTGAAACTTGTGTGCACCTTTTTGTGCCAAGATTGAACCAGGTAAAGAACTTCCACCAGTGATATACACCTGTGGTTGAATTTGATAACCGGCTTGACTTGTTACGCCGCCTGTACCGCCGATGTGTGCGCCATCAATGATTGTTGGACTTACATACTTGTCGATTGCAGTACCGTTGCTTGTTTTTGTAATTTTTAACTTTGCCATTTTATTTTTCCTTTGTAAATAGCGTTCTAGGCTACCCGAAGTGGTGCTCCGAGAGTTCTTATGAACAATAGTATTTATGACTGGACCAATTTCTTTGCCGCTATGGTAGCACGTATCTTTGCTTTTTGTTCTTCGCTCATCGGTTTACCTTTGTTTACCGGCACTTTACCTTTGTTAGCTTGACCTATACGATTGCGTGTTTCTTGTGATACTTCTACCCCGTAGCGAATATTATTTTTTCCACAATGTAACAATGAGTTTTTTAATTTATGTTCTGCTGTAGGCTTTTTACCTTTGTTTTTTCCTATATTGCTTAAACGAATTTTTTCTTTGTGCTCCTCTGTTTTAGGTTTACCTTTATGAAAGTTGCTAATCTTTCTATTAGATTCTTCTGTAGGTATTACATATCCAGCAATATTTTGATTAATCCATTTATCGTTATGCAACACTTTACATCTACGCAATACCCGTGTTTCCCATTTAACTGCATCTTCTTTTGTTTCAAATATTTTACGTACTTCTACTTCAAAACTTTCTTTACCAGTTTCCTCGATGAGTTGTTTTACTTTAGGACTACTTGTAAAGTATAAATTCCATAAATCTTTGTTCGGGTCTTGTGTATTAGCAGATCGAAATCCATAATATACTTTGCCGCTAGGTTTGTGTTTTATAAGATAGGTGTAAGGTTTCATATGATATTTATGATAGAGTGCAATTTCACCGACATAACATTATATAGACAACAAAAAAGCACCTTTCGGTGCTTTAATGTTTCCCATCCCTGAGAAGTTACTTCGTTGTGTAGTTAAACTACTATTGCTTTTATCTTATTGGAAAGATAAGTTAGCAACGGCAATTTCCCCTACATAGTCACCAGCGTTACCTAGAGATGATGCTGTGTTTGTTAACTCAACATATCCATAACGTGTCATGAAACTTACTACTGGTTCGAATGTAGATGGATCTAAAACAACACCAGAACTCATTAGGGGGATATAAGGGCAATAGAACGCAGCTGCATCAGCCTCGCTAGAACCTTTGTAACCAACTAAAACAGCCTGTGAGTCATTTGCATAACCGTCAACATAAATCTTCATTGCGCCATTTAATGTACCAACAAACTTAGTGTTTGTAGGAGCTTCGAATGTACCTTCTGTTGTGCGAGCAAAAGCAGAAGTTGTAGCACTTTGTAGAACTGTTAAACTAGCTGGAGATACAACAGCCCAGTTACCAGCACCACGACGTGTACGCTGAGCGATCAAGTTTGCTGTACGGTTGATTAGAACAGCTAAAGCAGCGTGCTCGTCACCAACGAATGTAGCAGTACCTGAAACAGCGGACTGGTCAAAAGTGTAATCAGTTGCGGCTAGAGCACGTAGGGAACCTAGGATCTCTTGGTCGATTTCAACTGTAATTTCTTGTGCTAAAGCAGCCATGATTTCAGCTTCAACATCTAAACCGTGCATAGACTGAGCGTCTTGAGCGGCTTCAAATGTCCAACGAGCTGATAACTTGCGTGTTTTAGCTTCAACAACTTGTTTTAAGATTTGAACGTTGATACGGTTACCTGCTACGCCTTCTAATGATGCTGTAGAAGTAGCTTGGCCAGTAGTATTACTACCAGAGTATGCAGTTGCAATCTTGAACGGGCTTAATGCTTCATCGCCAGCGTTTACAGAAGTTGCGTAGTTGCTTGAATCAGATACTGAATCAGCATAACGAACACGTAAAGTATGGATCTGAGCCACAGGGCCAGTCATTGGTTGTACGCCAACGATTTCGTTAGCGATAACTGTTGGCATTACACGACGGATAACAGGTAGAATTACACGGTTTAGTGTAGCTACGTTACCAGCTTGTGTACCACCAGCTGTTGCGTTTTCAGATAACATCTTGCGAGTGTTTTCTAGAATAACGCCCATTGTTGTGCGGCGTGAGCCTTGAAGTCCTTCTAACAGGGCATCCTTGGTTTCGCCCCAACGGCTTTCTAATAATGCTTGTGTCATGATATTTCCTTTTCCTTTTAGGGTTTAATTAAGCCCTGCTAAACGCTTCATCTCAAAAACGTTAGACATTACATCTAATGCTTGAGTAGACTCAACGGCAGTTTTAGCAGTTTTATCACCAGTTACTACTGCACGACTCTCAGTTAATGCGACAGCTTTAGGGGCTGGAGTATTAACACTTGAATTGTTCAATACAGCTGGAAGATACTTTTCGTATGCAGTTTGTAAACGATCTGTCTGCACACCTTCAAGAAGGTCACGCATAATTGCTGACTTTTCTTTGTTTAAAGGCTTCAACATTTCTGCAAGACGTTCTTTGCGTTGTGCTGATTCCTTAATAATTTTAATTTCTGTTTCTTTTGATTCAACTAATACATTCTTTTCTTCAATTGCCTGAACTGCTTCAGATAATTTACCAGTTACTAATTCAACTTGTGATTGTAACTGACGGATTTGTTTGTTCTCATTTAAATGAGTACCTGCAAACTCGCTTGCAAATGCTTCGAATAGACGACGACCAAACATGTTCTCGCGAGCAATTTGGATATCTTCTTTTAGTTGAGTCAATTCTGACTCTAACGAACTGGTAACAGCCTCTTTAACTGCGGCAGCAGACTGAGCAACGAATTTTTGTTGAAGTTCAGCTAATTTAGCTTTACCTTCTGCAACCAAGCGAACCTTAGTTTCCACTACGGCTTTCTTGTCTTGTTCGAACTCTTGAATTTCTTCTGCTAATGCTCTCATCGTGAAAGACTCTAGTTTGCCAATGGCATTCTCGTATGTCTTACGATCAGCACGTAGTTCTTTAATTTCTTCACTTAGTTTTGCAACCATGAAGTTATTGAACTTGCCTGCGCTTTCAACCATTTTGCGTTTAAATGCAACACGGTCTTCAGCTAATTGTTGTTTTTCGTCTGCGAACTCTTGTAGTTCAGCAGTGAGAGACTCTGTAACCATTTTATCTAGAGCTTCAACCATAACTTGCTTATCATGCTGGTAACGTTGAGCAAATTCTTCGCGTAATTCTGCACGAACTTGTTCTTTAGCTTCAACAATGCGGCTTTCCCAAGCTTCGCCAATGGCTTGCTTAGTTTCCTCATTAATGATTCCGTTATCCAACAATGGTTTAATAGCATCTAACATTGGATATTTCTCCTATAGTTTCAAATCTTTGATTAGGGCTTCAATGCCCTGTTTCAGGTACTTCTGTACTTTTTGATCTTGAGCGGCTTCACGTGCCGTTTCAAATACCTTGTTGCCACCACGCATATTCATCAAGCCTTCATAGATGGCTTTAGGATAAGCATGAGGAGCACTAGGTTGTGCTACGATGTCAACGGTAATGATTTCAAATTCACTAACGTGTCCACTTCCTTCGTTTACCTGACCAGATCCACGTGAACTAACTCCCAGCTTAACACCGGAAGTAATCATAGCTTTTGCTAATTCGCCCATTGGGGTAGGTAATACTTTTAATTTTCCAAATCCACAAGGACCGTCCATCCACATTTTTGTAATCATGTGACTAACGCGGTCCAAGTTGATCTTTAAATCGTCTGGATGATCTATTTCGCCTAAGACGCTATAGCCACCTTTTAGTTGTTCATTAATAGAGTCAACAGCTTTTTGAATTTCATGAACGGGATAAACACGTTGGTTAGCGTTTTTGACGCCTCCCTCAATGAATATCCCTTCCATATAGAGATCCTTACCAGTCCCGGATGCGTTATCTTCGGTAATAACCTTGATATTCGCACGGTCAAATGTTAAGTTCTCTGCTAGGTACAAAGCCATTTTATGTTCCCTATTCTTTATTAGCGTACTTTACCGCCGATTTCGCTCTTCTTGTTAATTGGAGCAGAACCATCGTTACCAGCTAATTTACCTTCGCCTGAGCCTTTTTTCTCAGCACCGTGGCCACTACCAGTTGGGGCTAATTTCTTATCGCCGCCTGGAGTATTGCCTACTTTACCGATCAAAGTGCCTTGGCCTTTGTTGTATTCGTTACTTGCTTTAGTTGGGCTTGTACCGTCTTGGTTTTCTGTTTTAGAACTTGTCTTAACAACAGAACCACCAAAGTCAGCGCCTGGACCTACTGGATCTTTTGTATTAACACTAGTTTTCTTACCAGCTGCACCAACTGCATCACCTTCAGTAGCATCGCCTTCGCCGCCGTAGATATCACCAATACGGTCAACGTATTCGCGCATTAGTTCTGATGAACCTTTAGCAGAACCAGATTTACCAGACTTAGCACTACCGGACTTGCCGCTCATACCAGACTTAGCAC